AATGTACAGTCGTTACTAGAAGAGATGATTACATCTCGTAAGAAGGCAGAGAAGATGTATCAGTTGTACTGTCATGAGGCATCACAACGTGGCCATAACAAGTGGGCATTGTACTCTGCGTTCACAAACTATGCATCATATGCGGATGAACGTAACGGGTTCAACCTACGTAACACTGGGCATGATACACAGGCCATCAGCATGTTCAGCCGTGAGCAAGAGGTGAGCAAGTGGGTGAGTGACAAACGTTTCTTGGAATTGGAGGCTGCATAACGCATGAGAAACCTACCACGATATGTACAACAACGAGTGTCCCCTACGGGGGATGTCTCATACCGTTTCAATCCACCACAGACACTTGTAAATGCAGGTGTCGTGGAACGTGAGGAGTTGGGTGACGATCCTAAAGAGGTACGTAAACTTGCACGACAGTTGAACAAACAGATTGATGACTATCGTGAAGAACAATCTAAGATTGCAGGACTTAAGCCGAGCAGCAGAGTGACTGACTTGATTAACTTCTATTATCAATCCAACGATTTCAATATGTTACGTGACTCTACTAAAGTAGATTACCGTTACTTCCTCACCATACTACACCAAAGTATTGGGCATCGTAAGTACAAGGACGTTACATCTAAGGTTGCAAAGCAAGCATACGAGGAGTGGGTTAAACGTGGTGTCAGTTTTGCTAACCACGCTGCTACATGTGCTAGTCGTGTGTACAACTACGCCATTCAGATGGAACACGCAGAACAAAATCCATTTGGTAAGATCAAACGTAAGACTGTCAAGCAACGTAAGATGGTATGGACACATGGTGAAGTGAACAAGTTTCTTGACGTAGCATACAGTGACTTTGACTATCGTAACGTTGGACTGATTGTACACATGGCATATGAATGGTGTCAGCGATTGGGTGACATGCGTATGTTGAAGTGGGAGAACCTTGACCTAAAGAAACAACAGCTAACATTGGAGCAAAGTAAACGTCGTGCAGATGTGTTCCTTCCTATATCTGATAACCTAAATGCCATGTTACTAGAACAGAAAGCTGACTTTGGTTTTCAAGAATGGGTAGTTCCACACCCACAACCTTTGAAAGGCAAGTACAAACCATATGCTATGGAGAGACTGTCCAAGGTTGGACGTAGGATCATGCGGTTAGCAAAGCTACCTGAAGAGTTACGTCTAATGGACATTCGTCGTACTGGTGTAACACAAATGGTTGATAAGGGTGTACCTTTACCCCAGATCATGGCAGTTACTGGACACACACATGTGTCTTCTGTGAAACCATACATGAAGCATACATATGAAAGTGCAAATAGTGCATTGACACAGAGAGATGTACGTGTACAATCGACTGTAAGGAGTAACAATGAAAGTGATACATTATGAATATTAATAATATAATAAATGATATATCACTTAACAATGGTGATACTAAACGTATGAATTGTCCTGAGTGTGGTGGATACAAAACATTTACCATCACAAACAACATGGGATCTATCGTATGGAATTGTTACAAGGCTGGGTGTCGTGTCAGTGGTGGCAAACGTACACACCTAACTGCTGATGACATTCGTAAGTCACTTGGCAGTGTTGCAGAAGAGACACACGCAGTAAAATTCGACAAGCCAGAATGGTTGGTACGTGATGACAATGCGATAGCAGAGTTCTGTACACAGTGGGATCTTGTACCCGATATGTTGGGGTTACTTTACGACGTAAAGGAAGATCGTGTGGTGTTCCCTATTATGCAGGGTAAAGTAATGGTGGATGCGAGTGGCAGGTCACTCGGCAAGCGTCTACCTAAGTGGAAAAGATATGGAAATAGTAGCTTGCCATATGTATTTGGACGTGGTAAAACTGCTGTAGTTGTTGAGGACTGTATCAGTGCTGCCGTGGTTGCGACAGAGGGGTCTGGGTGCTCAGGTGATGATGGATTTGTCGGGGTTGCAGTGTTGGGTACATCATTATCAGAGGGACACAAACAGTATCTGACACAGTTCTCAACAGCTATAATTGCATTGGACCCTGACGCACTACCCAAGACACTGCAAATAGCAAAAGAATTACGTGGTCATGTACAGAATGTAAAAGTGCTACGACTGCAAGACGATCTTAAGTATCGTAACCCTACCGACTTTGAAACATTAACAACACTAGGAGAATAATATGGAGCTATCACTTGTACGTAGCTTGATGGACAAAGAATTTTATGACGATCACCGTGGTGCACGTTGTCCTGATCGTCTGTTCAGCAAGGATGTACGTAAGATTAAACAGGCTATTGATACAGCTATGGATAGGTATGAACGTACAGTTACACCTGACGAGATTGAAGCACTGTTCATGGCGAATAACCCTACCCTTACGACTGCACAGAAACAGGCATACAGCCATCTGTTTCGTAGCATCAAGAAGGAATCACCAATGGGCAGTGACGTAGCACAAGAGGTGCTATCCAAACTGTTTCAACAGGTGGTGGGTGAGGACATTGCCAATCTTGGCTTTGACTATGTGAATGGTACAAAGGGTAGCCTTGAACCACTGCGCAATCTGCTTGAGCAATACGGCGATGACTTTACACCTAACCTGAAAGTGGAGTGGGAAGACATCAGCCTTGATACCATCCTGTCTATGACAGACCTTGAGTCACAGTGGACGTTCAACATTCCTACCCTTGTACGTAAGGTTGAGGGCATCAACGCTGGTCACTTGATCGAAGTAGGTGCACGTCCTAACACAGGTAAGACATCCTTCCATGCGTCACTGGTTGCTGGTCCTAACGGCTTTGCATGGCAGGGTGCTAAGACTATTGTCTTGTGTAACGAGGAAGGCTATCACCGTGTAGCACATCGTTATATCACGGCAGCTACAGGCATGGACAAGTTCGAGATTGCTAAGAACAAACAACAAGCAATGCAAATCTTTGATCGCATTCGTGACAAGATTATGTTCAAGGATGCAACTGGTCGTGACATGTCGTGGGTTGAGTCAGTATGTAAGTCGTACAAACCTGACATCGTTATCCTAGACATGGGTGATAAGTTTGCTCGTACTGGTGGCTATGCACGTCCTGATGAAGCACTGAAAGCTAACGCTATTCATGCCCGTCAGATTGCCAAGCAGCAGAACTGTGCTATCTTCTACATGTCTCAGCTATCAGCAGAGGCAGAAGGTAAGGTTGTACTCAACCAAGCTATGATGGAAGGATCACGTACAGGTAAGGCAGCAGAGGCTGACCTGATGATTATGATTTCAAAGAACCCTACTGTCGAAGGACAGGATGAAGAAGACAACCAACGTCACATCAATATCGTGAAGAACAAACTATCAGGATGGCACGGTATTGTTCACACTGATTTGGAATATAAGATAGCGAGGTATGTAGCATGATTACAGCAACATACATTGACCACATGGGCAGTGACCTGTCCGTAGTAAACGCAGCACGGGTTAGCTTTGGTAAGAAGTCTGAGTACATTTACTCTGGGGTTGATACTAATGGCCCACTAGAGAAAGCATTACATCAACGTGACGTGAAGCTGATCCGTTACCTAGCCAAGCACAAACACATCAGCCCATTCGGTCATGCCTTTGCATCGTTCCATGTTAAAGCACCTGTGTTTGTAGCACGTCAGCTAGTCAAGCACAAGTTTCTACGGTGGAACGAGGTGTCGAAACGCTATGTGGATGAAGAGCCAGATTTTTATACACCAGAGGTCTGGCGTGGGCGTAGTGCTGATAAGAAACAAGGCAGTGAAGGTAGTATAACTGTATCAGGTGATATTGCAGAGGACTTATATGACGAAGCTATAGGACGGTATAGATTGCTTTTAGATATAGGTGTCTGCCCTGAACAAGCCCGTATGGTTCTGCCACAGTCTATGATGACGGAGTGGTACTGGTCAGGTTCACTAGATGCGTTTGCTTCTATGTGCCACCTACGGTGCAAGCCTGACACGCAGCTAGAGACACGGCTTGTGGCTGAACAGATTGATGATACGATGATGAAACTATTCCCTGTAGCATGGGAAGCATTAAGGGCGTATGAAGAATGATGAATAAGGACGTAGGTATGATTGGTGTCGAAACCGTAGAAGAACACGAAGACGGTAGTGCAACATACAACTTTCACATGGATGCACATGCCCGTGGATTACTGGCAGAGGAAGGCTTGAAGCTGGTACTCTACTGCGCCGCAGCCAAGCTAGACATGGGCTTGGTGTACGATTTTATAACAGACCACATGAGGTACGAGAATGACAAAACTACCTGAAGGACGTAAGCCACTACCTAACGAGTGGTTCATAGATAGAGCAAACAAAATGGAGAATGCAAACATGCAGAGATATGCAGTGATGATTGATGTAGACGGTGACTGGATGTATGTACCAAACACATGGTCATTTCCAAATCATCCAGATCCAAAGATATTCACATCATTTGATGACGCAGTAGATGAAAAGGAAAAGTGGAACACTGGTATAATAGTAGAGTATCCAACAAAACACATACGTTCTATGACTAGAGAGGAACGCAAGAGAGCAATAGAAAGGAGTCAGATAAATGGTAAGTAAAGATGCAGGTGTAGAGATAGAATTAGTATCGTGCATGAAACGGTACAACCTCACAGTCGATGAAGCTAAAGAAGCCATGCGAATGTATGCTGATGATAAACAATTTCAAAAAGATCTTGACGATGCAATGCAGCATAGAGTATACGATGATTGGGATTACTGGCACGATAACGATATAGCATAGGAGATGCAATGAAACACCTGACCCTCGACGTAGAGAACACTGTGGTTAAACGTAACGGTAAGTTACACCTTGACCCATTTGAACCCGATAATACATTAGTTATGGTTGGTATGCTAGATGATCTTGGTAACGAAGACCTTATAACATTCGATCACACAGAGCAACAACCAACCACAGAGGGGCGGTCTATTGTCCAAAGCAAACTGGACGAGACTGCCCTTCTAATTATGCACAATGCCGCACACGATTTGATCTGGCTATGGGAGTCAGGCTTTACTTATGATGGCCCTATCTTTGACACCATGCTAGGTGAGTACGTACTACAACGTGGGCAGAAAGAACCACTGTCACTTGAAGCATGTGCAGAACGTTACGAACTTGCCACACAAAAGCAAGACACATTGAAGGAGTACTTCAAGCAAGGCTATTCGGTACGTGATATTCCACATGCTGAATTGTCCGAGTATCTGTCTGCTGACTTACATGCAACACAACAGTTGTACATAAAGCTTATGGACAAGTATAACACACTAGATAATTCACTAACAAATACCATCAAACTTACTAACCAATTGGCTGTACATCTAGCACGTATCTATCAACGTGGGTTTACTGTAGACATGGATGCACTTGACGATGTGCGTCAGGAGTTTGAACAGGAACGTGATCAGCTAGTCACCGATCTAGAAGCACAGGTACGTGAGCTAATGGGTGATCGTCCAATCAACCTTAACAGTCCAGAGCAATTGTCTTGGGTTATCTATAGTCGTAAGCCTTTGGATAAAAAGTTCTGGGCAGAATTGTTTGATGAACGCATGACTGACACAGACTACAAACGTCAGGTACGTGTAAGTACTGAGGCATTGTACAAACAGAAAGCACACCAGTGTGGTACATGTAATGGTACTGGACAGGTGAGAAAGGTAAAGAAAGATGGAACACCCTTTGCACGTACTAACAAGTGTGGTTCCTGTGATGCTAGTGGTTATCTATTTGTGGATAGCACTGCGTTAGCAGGTCTTAGGTTCGCTGCACCTACCGCTAAGTGGGTGAGTGCCAATGGCTTTAGCACAAGTAAAGATAACCTTGTGTTCCTAGAGGGTATTGCTCGTGCCAAGGGAATGACAGAGGCAGAGCTATTCTTACAACGTGTTCGTCGCCTGAGTGCCGTAGAGACTTACCTGAGCAGCTTTGTAGAGGGCATAGCTACCCATACCAAGCAAGACGGTAAGCTTCATGTACGGCTCTTGCAGCACCGCACAGGCACAGGTCGTCTGTCAGGTGCAGATCCTAACATGCAGAACATGCCACGTGGTGGTACATTCCCAGTGAAGAAAGTATTTAAGTCACGTTGGGAAGGTGGTCAGGTTATGGAAGCAGACTTTGCACAGTTAGAATTTCGTGTGGCTGCGTATCTATCACAGGACAAGACTGCTATTGACGAAGTGACTACAGGCTTTGATGTACACTCATACACTGCTAAGGTTATCAGCGATGCTGGTCAGCCTATGTCACGTCAAGAAGCCAAGGCACACACCTTTGCACCACTGTATGGTGCCAGTGGCTTTGGTCGTACAGAAGCAGAAGCCGCTTACTACAAGCAGTTCACTACCAAGTACAATGGTATTGGTAAATGGCACGAGGAGTTAGCCAAGGAAGCACTGAACACAGGTAAGATACGTACACCATCTGGTCGTGAGTTTGCGTTCCCAGATGTACAACGTCGTCGTCATGGTGGTGTGACATTTTTCACACAGATTAAAAATTATCCTGTACAATCGTTTGCAACTGCTGACATTGTACCTATATCCCTGATATACATAGACAAATTATTAGGGGTAAATAAAATGCAATCATGCATAGTCAATACAGTACACGACAGTATCGTCATTGACGTGCATCCAAATGAAGTTGATAAGGTTATCAAGGTGATACACCGCACTAACGATATGCTAATATCTTTGGTCAATAAGAAGTGGAACCTAGACTTTAACGTACCTCTATTATTAGAGGCAAAGATAGGTGATAATTGGCTTGACACAAAAGATGTAGCTTGATATAACTATGATTCGTTTAACTGAAAAGGAGACTACAAACATGAACCAAGTAGCAACAACAAACTATGCAGACATGGCAAAACTAATGGGCGTAAGTGCAGAAGTACA